ATGTCAGCCATTATTTAAGCAAGCCGCTCCCGGTCGGGTTGCGAAGTGCGTTGGTTATCACGTTGATCGCAGCGGCCTTTGCCGCCGCTCCCGCCTCATCCGCCGATCGCTTCACGAACCGGTTGACGGTGCGGGATTTCTTGCTTGCCTGAACCGCATCGCGGCCCCAGTAAACAGCCTTCGGGTGGTCCTTGCTGAACAGGTTTCCGTGGCCGCCGCCGTCAGTGTAGGAAGGTCCAACGAATGCCGTAGCCCCAGCCTTGTGCTTTCGCACGACCGTCGCCAGCGTCGTATACAGCGGGTTGCTATTTGCCCACTTCTGCCTGGTCCGGTTGCTCTGTAGTGCCCTGCTGTTCGTTCGCCGGCTGTCAGGCACGATTGACCGCATCTTCGATCGGATCGGCTTAGCCGCTGCCCTCAGTGCTTTATCACTAACGGTGAACCGCACTTCCATGTCCAACTTTTTTAACAACGCCAAAACCTGGTCGTCGTTGAGTACGCTCATCCCTACTCTTGCTTTCCATTTTGTCGCAAGCATCACGCCACCGCCTTACAATGCAATTCCAAATATCTGTTTTTGCCTTCAACCGGCACGACATGGACGATCCCATAGGCTTGTCCGCTCATGGTAATCTTCATCTGGGTTTCGTATCCGTCGCGATACCGCACAATAAATAACGCTTGTATGCCTGCCTCCACCTGTCGGCCTCGAGTCGTCTCACCGCCTGAAATGTATTCGTAGCTTGCCGGCTCATCGGCTAGCCAAGTGGACAGCGAAACAATCGGCTGACCTGCCGTGTCTTGCGTTTGCACTTCGGTTGATACGGTTACGCGGTCCCGCATCTGACCGACTCGAAACATTTTCCCAGGGCGGTAGGTCACGGGTATGTCGCCCTCATCCGCTTGTAGACCAGATTCGCGTATCGGCTGTCGCTGTAAATCGCCGTTGCGAATAGCATGTCAGGCGTCTCAAACTTGTGTGCCACCAGTGTGAGAATCGCCCCGCGATCCAGTTGTGAAACGTCCGTTGAATTGTCGCCGTAGCCCGCCACGTATTGCACCTGCCAAGCGTTCCACTCGCTGAAGTAGTTCGGCACGGTGTACGTCCGATTAAACCGGATCAGGCCATTCCCAAGGTCCAGCAAATAATCCGCCGCCGATACGGTTTGCAACGTCCCGTTGGAGTCCCGATATTTAACGAACTCGACCGACTGCAACGGCCGCCAGGTTAGCCGCACCATCGGCTCCCATCGCTCCTGAACATGCTCGATCGTTTGCGTGATCAGCTTCTGGTGGGTGTCGTGCTGCCAGGTCTCCGTAGCATCCTGGATCAGGTCGGCTAGCTTGTCATCGTGGGCGTCATCGCTTGCCGCGATATTTAGTTGTCGCTTCGCCTCCGCGATCGTCACCGGATCGTTTACCGGAGGCGTCACGACTCGAATGCTCGGTCCCGTTTCCGGCTCGGGCCTCGTTAGGTTCGTCACGCTCAGCATCTTGCACAACCTCCGCGTAATTCATCCGGCAAAGCAAATCGGCCACACCGCCGCCGATCACGTCCACCCTAAGCCTGTGGCCGGCTGGGAATCCGTGCCACATCGTTTTCAGCTCGACAAACATTCTTTCACCCATTGCGACGGGTAAACGTGTTTCGTTTCGTAGGTCGTCGCATCATGCACCACAACCATTTCTTCCAAGTGGCCGATTCGCACTTTGGGATCGATGTACAGCGAGTTGCCAGCCTTCTCCCACTGTCGCCAAAAATGGATGTCGTCGTCCACTCGCCCGTCTCCGAACTCGCCTTGTGCGTCTGCGGTAGTGATAAACCACGGCTTAGGCACCTTCGCCAGCTTGTGCAAGTCGATCGCGGTCAGTCCGAAATGAGCGGTTGCAACCTTGATAGGTTCGTCGCCGACTTGGATGCTATTCCCCTGCCGTAGGCTTGCCAGAATCACCGCATCGCCGCGCCTCGCCTGAAAGCACGAAACCGCATCCGCATCGCTCTGGACAAGCGTTTGAATCACTTGCATCAGGTCGTTTGCCGTAAACACGCTGTCACCGTCGACAGTGACGGCCACGTCAACGCCGGCAGCGATAGAATCTTCCAACATCTTTTGCATGCACTGACCATAGAACACGCCGCCGCTCACTTGTAGCGGAATGCCTGTCTTGCGAAATGCTGCGTCGATGATGTTGCGACAATAGCAATTGACGTAACGCGGTGCCGTCATGCACCCGGTAATTTTCACAGGTCGGGTTTCTTGCTTAGTTTCCACTCTTTCGCCTCGGTGGGGTTGGGGTTTCAGACTAGCCAATCACGACAACGTCAGCCTGGCCGACAGTGCCGAGTGGGCTGATTTCGGAATCGAGCACGCCGATCACTGCCACAGCGATCGCGTCCGCTGATGCCACGGTCCCCGGCGTGCTAAGCACGCTCAGGTATCGCTTCCGGGTGCCGTCCAGATTGATATGGAACGCAGCGACTTGCGCAGCCGTTCCAATCGCGATGGCCTTGCTCATGTCAGCGTTGAAGGTCACGAACGACCCGGTAGCAACGTCGCCTTCGGTGATCGCAATGGTCACCGTGCTGGCCTGTGTCGCAGCGACACGAGCACCGACCGCGACTTCGATGGTCGCGTAGTCAGCCCCGAGAGTGTCAAACAGTGACGCCGAGCGGGTAGCGGTCGCAGCGACCGCCGGAGCAAGCAAAATCGTTCGCTTCTGCTGTTGCGCAAACTTCATTTTCTAAGTCCTTATTGTGTGATGTTTTGAGCGATTGAAAGGGCGGCCGGCATTGCGTGAACAACACCGGCCGCCCCGGTCCCCACCCGAGGCGGCGAGTGGGTCAATTGATCGGCTTAGCCAAGCTTCAGTGCGATCAGCGGCCCAGCGACGGAAGCGGTTCCGCGTTCGTGCACCACGATGTCAAATCTTTCGGTTGCCCGAACGTAGATCGTGTCGCTGACAAAACCAACCGAGGCGTCACTGCGAAGCTCGATCCCGCGCCGCGTGCCCATCGTGGCCGCCATCGCCAGGTCGCCGAAGTAAGCGATCTGAACCGTGGTCGCGGCTGCACTTGGGAGCGTCTGGACAAACCGCACCGGATAGCCCAGGAACTGCGGGACAGGCCCGTTTCCAAGGTCAATCGTGCTGTTGCCGCCAGCCGCATTCTGCAACCGACCAGCGGTTGCATAGAACGCCGCCTTGTGCATGTACCACGCTGGGTTAATGCCAGGAAACTCAGGCAACATCCCGACCGTCTGCTCGAAATTGCCAAGCGTCACCGTGGCAAAGGTGGTGATCCCGGTAGCGGTCATGATCGAACCAGCGGCAAGGGCATTGGCGACGCCAACGATCCCGCCGTAGGTCGAAGTGCCATCTCCCAGCCACCCGCAAGAATCCTCGCGAACCGCAAGAGCGTAAGCAAACTCCCGAGCGATGATGTCGGCCATCGAAATGATGGAATCCTCATTCAGCTCGGTCGTCAGCTGCGTCATTACCGCGAGCTTTTTCGCGGTCAGCGAAACTTCGTCAACGACCATGTCACTCGGGGTGATGGTGTCGCCTTCACCGACGAAGTAGGTGGTAAAGCCACTGACCCGGCGTGGCACGCGAGCGGTCGGAGCCGGCATTGGGTACTGCATCGAATACTGCCGGAACGTCCCGAACTCCTCTTTCAAGTCGATCAAGGTGTTTTCGAGGATGTCGGGCACCAAATAGCCGCCCTTCGAGTTGTCGTCACCCGAAAGCAGCATCTGGATGCCGTTGTCCGCACACCATTGCTTCGCCTTGGCACTGCCGCCGATGGTTGCGAGCATGAATTGCCCGCTGGCATAGGCGTTCCGCTCGGCATCAGGCCCAGTGAAGCTTTTCAGCTTCGTATGCCGCTTTGCGACGGCGGGAAATCGCATCTGCGGAGCGTCGTCGATTTCACGGGTCGGCGGCAGGTTGCCGCCAAGGTGAGTGATTGCGGCGGCCGCCTGAATCGCCTTAGCCCGATCGGCACGGGCGATTCGGGTTTGCAACTCCTGAATCTCGCCGGGCTTGTCGCTCGTGCCCTGAATCCGGTCGACCTCCGCCGATTCTTCCGGCGTAAAGTCGCGGTTTTCCGCCTTGGCGATGTCAAAAACGGCTTGGCATTGTGCCGTCAGTTCGCCCAGGCGTTCCCTTAGTGCTTTAATGTCCCACTGCATGTTTTCGTCTCCATTGACTTTGGTTTTTGCCAACGCCATGGACACGAAAAAAGCGGCATGGCGATTTGGCGAAATGTGAATCTCGCCAGATAGCCAAGCCGCTTACGAGTTGCTTGCACTGTCTGATTTAGGGTGGGGAATCGGTCCCCGATGTCAATACGTTAGCAACTGTGGGTAACTTGTCAACAACTATTTTCTAGGAAGGCTCACTGGAATCGCTCATCCGCCGAAACTTCTCGGCACGCCGAGCTGACGCCCAGTCTGAAATCTCAAACTTTCCGCACCATTGCGGGCTTCGCGTGATCGGCCAAACGGCCTCCATTGCCGATTCCCGGCTTACACTTCCAGCCGGCAGCACTTGCAACTGGCCGGCCATCGCGGGAGGCATTGCTTGGCAGGTACCTCTGTACTTGTCCTCGTTTATCGGAATCCAAAACCTGCATTCGCCGCATCGATCGTCTTTGTTCATTTTCGCCTCGTTATTTTCTAAACTGCATCGTCCGCATCGGCCTACTGCACTGAAAACGGCTGCCAGCTTCCGGCTTCGCCGTCATCTTTGGTCGCATCGCCAACGCCATGGGGTGCCACTGGTCTTCGGATAGAATCGCGTCTCCGATCTCGGTAGCGTATCCGCTGGCCAATGCCTCCTCCGAGGTGTACCACGTCTCCGCATCCATCGCCGCCATTACTTCGTCGCGGTCCTTGCCGCTGGCGATTGCGTAGGCGTCCAAAACGGAGTCGCGGTACTTGTCCAAGACATCAGCCGTCTTGCGAAGCTCGGCAGCGTTTCCGAATGCGAACGTCCACGGATTATGAACCATCAGCATTCCATTGGCCGCGATCAGCCGCCGCTCGCCTGCCATCGCAATGTACCCAGCGATCGAATACGCCGCCGAGTCGATGATGGTATCCACGCCGCCAGGGTGCCGCTTCATCGCGTTGTAGATGGCTCTTCCTTCGTCCACTGACCCGCCAGGGCTGTTAATGCGGATCGTGGCACGGCGATTGCCAAGCGATTTAAGATCCTTCATGACGGTCGCCGCGTCGATCATGCCCCAGACGGATTCACCGATCGCGTCGTACAAAAACAGCTCGCCGGAATCGGAATCGAACTCGTACATTTAACAGCCCTCCAGGGCATCAACTAGGTCGGAGCGAACGTAGACGGAATTAACGCGGGAGATGCCGACAAGGGTAAAGCCGTGGCCGGTCATCATGTCTTCAATTGAAGCCGATCCCGCTTGGATCCTAAAACCGCCCTCAGCCAACTGCTGGCCGAGTAGCCATTTCGGAGGAACGCCGTATGCATCCTTGGCATTTGGTCCGCAGTGGTCGTAATGCTCGACGCATACAACAGCGGGATTGCCGCTTGTCAGCCCATAAGTAACCGAACTCGCAATTTGGTAATCGACTGAATCCACGTCAACAACGACGCAAGCACGGCCAAAAATCAATCCACACTGCGGCTTATCCAGCGACCACTCGCCGCGAACATCCGCCAGCGGGTAACGCTGCTCGAGTGCCGCCCGGCTGGCCTCATCTTTCTCAAACAACACCGTCGGCACGCCGCGATCATACAAAAACCCAAGCGTCAGCGGCAACGCGTCCGTTCCGTCGCCGGCTCCAATCTCAACAGCTTGATCCACGCCGATCCGGTCGCAGATCGCCTTGAGAAATCCAGTCTCGCCGAATTGCCATCCGTCGGCATGGTCGTCAAGCCACGCGAACCGGCCGTCAATCGCTTTGATCTTCCACTCGTCAGGATACTCAGCCATTTACTACAGCCTCCGCTAAGGACTCGGCACGGCCGCCCCACGTCGCCGCAAGTTCGCCAACCGCACCGCTTAACTCATCAGGTCCAACCGTTCCGCTCAATTCGAGCAACGCTTCTTGCGACTCGTGGCAGTAGTCCGCAGCTATTAGCCTGTCGCCGCCCAGTTCCTCAATCGCATCGCCTAGCGTCTCACGCCAGGCCCCGTAGAAGCGATCAATAGCTCCAATGAACTTGTTCGGGTTGTCCGCATATTGGCAAACGCGCTTTTGCTCCACGCCGATCAGGTGTTGCAAGCGTGCCACAACAGCCTTTCGCTGCGATGCCCCGATCTGCTCATTATCGCCCGGCACTTGCTGCGTATCCTCCCGCTTATCAATCGCGGGATTGTCGTAGGTGTCGCCGCCTTCATACGGGTTCATGGCGAGATACTTGGTCCGCACCTCGTTGGGGCTCATAATGCGGCCCATTACCATCTTGGTCGCGAAGTCTGCGGTCTTCGACAAGTCAGCCTTGAGGATTGCCGATCGGTCGAACGTGAACCCGTGGGTGTAGCGTTCTTTCTGTCGCTCGGTTAGCAGCTTGCTCCAGCATTCTTGCTCGATCTTGGTCAGCCAGTTGTCTAGGCAGCTTGTCAGGTAGTCTAGGTTGTGCTCTTCCAGGCTGTTGTACCCCTGGCTGTCGCCGTCGCCAGGAATCGAGCCCAGGCCGAACCATAGCATAACGTCCTGCCGCTGAAACTTCCGCTGCTCGAGCCATTGCGAGTCTCGCCCATTCATAGCCACCATGTTGGCCTTGATGCCTTCTCTTAGCATCGCCGTCTTACCGGCGTTGTCCTCGCCATCGTGACTGTCGCGGAAGAAGTCCAGAAACTTCTTGGCATCGTCTTCATTGCGAAACATGCCGGGAGGGGCTTCCAGGATTAACGAACCGCTAAACCCCTTTTTCGCAAGTCCAAAAACTTGCTTTTCCGCTGCCAGGCCAGTGCCGAAGCTATCGGCCGCAACACTGAACACGCTCTTGCCCTGAACGCCGTCAAACCCAAATCCAGGCACGTGGAAGACATCCTTGTCCTCGATCGCGATAACCTTCTCAGGGTGGGTCTTCATGTCGTGGTAAAGCGTCAACGTATCGTCGCGATCGATGATCGTGAGGTGCCACTTTTCGCCCTCGACTAGCCCGGTGTCGCTGCGGTCAGGCAATAGCGGAATCAGTTCGCGTGGGTTGCCGGCCTGATCGCGTATAATTGCCGATCGCCAGTTGCCCCATAGCAACGCGTGGCCCATGCCCTGTTGCTTCCAATTGAAAGCCGTCTGATAGATGTTGGGTCGGTATTGAACAAGCCGATAGGCAGGGTGTTTGGAGTCTGCAAGCACTTCACGCGGGCTGATCTTGTTGCAGATTAGCGGAAGCTTGCCAACGTCGCCGCTAATCTTATTTGTGCAAAACCAAACCGGAGCGTAGCGGATTGCCTTGCTCGCACTCATCCGCTCGTCTAGCTCCTCTAGCGAAAAGCCGAAGATACGCCCAGCGAATTGACGGAAGCGGCCGGTAAACTGAGTCAAATAATCGAGCATCACAGTCCTTTAAGCGATAAACAGGGCACCGGTCGGCCTAGATGGGGCCAGCATCGCCAAACGTAGGGCCATAAGTGCCGCTACAGCCGCGTCAATCTTCTCTGCGGAGTTCTTTTTATCGGGCATCATACGCCCTGCGGAGTTCTCGACCACCATCATGTTGGTCATGCAAAACCGCAAAACGTCGTCTTCAGCGTCAAATGTGACTCTCCCTTCGCGAATAGCAGAGGTCATTTCCTGCAATGGCTCATGGAAATGGTAGCAGTTTTGAGGCATTTTGAGCACCTCCAGCCCCTTTTCTGATAGCTCATCGCCCAGTTGTGCGGCGTTGTAAGGGTCATAGGCAACCGCTTTGCAGCCGATTTCCCACGCTGCGGCTAGTAAATCGTCCCGAAGCGATGCCACAACGTAGCGGACCAGCGATAGCTTGCCGTCATAAACCCAATCTGCCCACGGCACTTTGGTTAGGTCGCGGGTCGTGTCCTCGACGATAAAGTTTTTGGTACTGATCTCGTATCGCCAGACTTCTTTGCCGTCAACGTCGCGGAGGTGGGGGAATCTTGCACACTTAGCCCACGATGCGAGGTCGTCACGGCCCCCGAGGTCGATGCCGGCCGTTATGCAGTCCGCCGTCTTCCAATCGCTTAGCGGTCCAGTGTTGCGTTCGTAGTCCAATGGGTTGATGAATCGGCTTGCCGAGCTGACTTTGCGGTTGCCGTGGTATCTAGTGAACCGCAGCAACGCCGTCTGCGATTCCGCCGCCTTCGTGGCCTGCTCTCGGAGGTATTCCAGCTTGATGCTGACGCCGATATTCGGGTTTGCCTTTGGCCAGTTGGCTTCGTCTAGTGCGTCGTCTTTTTCGTCAATCTCAAAGATATAGGCGAAGTAGGTTTCGTCCTTGATTTCGGCCCGTGCAACCTTCGACGCGTATTCGTAATCCTCTTTCCACAACTGGGATGAATCGTCGCCGGCAGTCGTGAAGTCGCCGATCAGCGGCTGAACCCGGTTGCCCGAGCCCGTAACCATCGTGTCGTAAAACTTGCGATGGTATTCCTGCCACGCGTGCTTCTCATCCATTATCACACAATGGGGGTTTAGTCCGTCGTATGGCTTGTCGCTGCCGACGCAACGGATTGACCCTTGGTTATGCCCGAACGTAACCTGCTTATTGATTCGCGTCGATGCTTCGCGGATTCGCGGCGAAGTTTGCCGCATCCGCTCGATTTCGGCGTACATGACCTTTTCTACTTGCTCCCGCTTAGTCGCGCAAAGGATCACTTCCGCCACGCTTTCCGGCGTCCCGGTTGCCGGGTTGCGGTCGATTGATGCCATCGCAAGAGCCAGCCCGGCACCGAGCGTTGACTTGCCGTTTTTTCTCGCCATGCTCCAAAAGAAACGACGGAATCGACGCGACTTATCCGAAGTTCGTTTCCATCCGAACAGCGACCAGATGCCGAACGCTTGCCACGGTTCAAGCGTGAACGGCTTGCCGGCACTGTCGCCGATAGAGTGGCAAAGCATGATCGGAAAATAGTCCACATAAGCACCGGCAGCACAATCGTCGAAGTAGTATGGGAACCCACCATCGCCTACCCTCCCAAGATCCTTGACATGCCGCACGCAAGCCGCCTTGACCAGTTCGCAGGCGACGATTGATCCATCGATAACGCCCGCGATGTAGTTGGCGACCATGCGATCAGGCAATTCATTAGCCACGCCCCATCCGCTCCATTAGCCCCGCGAACGGGTCGTCGGCCTTGTCGTCGTCCAGCTT